GTATAAAGAGTTATACAAGATTGCACCAAAAGATGCAGACACATATAAAACCTTTGATAAGTTTTTTACTATGTTTATTGCAGATAGGCAATTTGCCAAACTAGATTTGATGCCAGATGCTATAATGTTGATTAACTACCTCAGGTCATTACCAATACCTACAGAGATATTATCTTCAACATCATCTGAGAAACGTGATGCTGAAATTAAAGAACAAAAAATTGAATGGTTAAAAAACCATAATATTGGGTTTCCTGTTAATTTGGTACCAGGTAAAAGATTGAAAAGGAATTTTTCAAACCAAAATTCACTATTGATTGATGATACAGCACAAAACATCGACCAATGGAGAGCAGAAGGTGGTATTGGTATACTTCACACAGATGCCTTAACTACCATCGGTATTTTGAAAATGTACACTTGACATTGGATAAATACTATTATATAATGAGCAGTCTGTGGATAAGTTGTTTATACACCGTTTAATACTCCGTTTATACGAAAGGAAATACTATGAGTTTCGCTAATCTCAAACGCCAATCTGGCAACCTCGACAAACTATCTAAAGCAATCGAGGCACTATCTCAAACATCCGAAGGTTCTGAAAAGGTCGATAATTTCTGGCGTCCAGAAGTTGACAAAGCAGGTAATGGCATGGCCACCATCCGTTTTCTTCCCGCATCTGAAAAAGATGGTGAAGATTCATTACCATGGGTCAAAATCTTCTCACACGGATTTCAAGGTCCTGGTGGTTGGTTAATTGATAATTGTTTGACCACAAAGGACCAAAAGTGTCCAGTTTGTGAACACAATTCTACATTATGGAATTCTGGTATCGAAGCGAATAAAGATATTGTTCGCAAACAAAAGCGTAAATTAAATTACGTTTCGAATGTTTATATTGTATCTGATCCAAAGCATCCTGAAAATGAAGGGAAAGTATTCTTGTTCCGTTATGGCAAGAAAATTTTTGATAAAATTTCTGAGGCTATGAATCCACAATTTGAAGATGAACAGGCAGTCAATCCATTTGATTTATGGAAAGGTGCCAACTTTAAATTAAAGATTCGTAAAGTTGAAGGTTATCAAAACTATGATAAATCAGAATTCGAATCTTCTTCACCATTGTCAAGCGATGATGATGAACTTGAAAAAATTTGGAAATCACAACACTCTTTACAAGAGTTGATTGGTGACAAAGAATTTAAATCATATGATGAATTGAAAAAACGTCTAGACAAGGTTCTTGGTTTAAACGGTGAAGTGCCTGCCGCTAAAACTACTGTTGAGCAAATCAAAGAAACACCAAAGAAAGCTGAACGTGCTTTCAATGCTGAACCTGATATGACTGACGATGATGATATGGCTTACTTTGCTAAGTTAGCTGAAGAAGATTAAACCAAAACTCCTTTCCTGAGAAGTAGGTTTAGACCCCGCTACGGCGGGGTTTTTTATTGGTTATTATACAACTCGCAAACTGTTTAATAACATTCTCTGAAAGGAATCTTCCATATTTCTTACTGATGGAATAGGACCTTTTGGTTTTTGGCTCTTAATGTTATTTACATTTGTATTATTGATAATCTGTGAATTTGTTACAGATTCAGGTGTGCTTGGTAAATTTAATTCTAAATTTTCACTTGTTACTGTATTCAATTTACTTTGTGGTTCACTGGATTGGTTCATTAATTTAGAACCAGATTCTTGGTTAGTTTGTGGTTTATCTGCGGGTTCTGCTGTTGGTGTTGGTGCTACTGGTGTTGCAGTTTGATTCATTTCACTAATTGCTTTTTGAACTCTATCTCTTTCCATCTTATAATCTTCAACTGCTTCTAAAGCTCCAGGACCACGATTAGCGAAGCCTTCTAATTGTTTATTATTTAATTTTTCACCTTCATTATAGGTCTTTTCATAATCTTTTATTTCTAAAATTGTTCTATCATATTCTGGTAATTTTTTACGGCGATCCATTTCATCTTTAACACCAGCCAAACCACCAACTTCTTCAGCATTTTTTAATCCTAAACTGGTTGGTGAATCAGCAGCTTCATAACCAGATGGATCTTTTAACATTTTCCAAAATGCCCATGCAGTAATTGCTCCAGCCGAGAGTGCTAGTAATCCTACTCCCAAAGGGCTAACCAAAAAAGAACCTAAGCTTGCTAAAAGTCTTAAAGGACCAAGCGACCCTAAACTAAATGCACTCAATATGCCTTTAATTAAATCACTTATGCCAGATACAACCGACATTACACCTTTGATTGCATCACCAATCATTCCAGTTACTATGCCTAAAATTGTGGATAATAATCCTGCACCATCATCCGCTTTAGTTGCTGTAGGTGTGGCCGTACCGCCAGTTTGTTTTTTACCTGCAATAGCTTCAATTAAAGCTTTGTGCCTTTTTTCTCTTTCTAATTCTTGTTCTTCTCGCTGATTATTTTCTTTTTCTCTGCGCAGAGTATCATTATCACTAGTGGTTTTTAATAAACCATATATCTTAGAAAGTACATCAAGAACATCATTATCCGATTCCAATTGACCAATTTTTGTTGCTGTGCCTCCAACTTCTTTGGCTTTCTTTGTACCAGCAAAATACTGTATGTCTTGTTGAGTTCTACCACGCATACTACCATATAGTGCAGTTGCAAATTTAGAACCACCGGTCATAAACTTAACAATGTTTAATGGGTCAAACTTCTCTTTGTATCCCATGGTTCTCGCTTGAGATTTTTCAGACAATGTGGCTTTGATGGCCGAGCCAACACCTCGTCCTTCGGATAATTTTTCCGTTAGGTAAGAAATATAAGACCTTTCTCTTATTTTTTTGGCTTCTTGATAGTTCATGATGTTTTAGCTTTCTTAATCAAAGGATTCGTATCGTCCTCTTTATTTGGTTCATTACTGGCCACCGTTTTACTACTTATATTGGTATTATTTACACTTTTACTGGTTGCTGGAGATTCCTGGAATGATTTTTTAAGACCAACATTTTCTTTTGTTTCGGTATCAATCTTATTGCCTGTTGGTACATCAGTAACAGCTGATGATTTATTACCACCTTGCATGTTCTTTAATCTGTCCGCATCTAATGCTGCACCAACTTGTTCGGGTGAATTGTGAGCTTTGTTACCACCAATACCAGAATAATAAGAATCTCCTTTTTTCAACTGTTTGTTACCAACGGTCATATCATAAGGTATCCCAACTGATGCAAACTCTTTGGCCAATTCTAGTATGGCGCCATCTTTATCATTACTCTGACCTTTTACATAGGCATCAACTTTCTTTCTTCTTACACCAACCAAACCATTTGTAAACAATAAATCTTGTGTAGCTGGATCCAAATATGTCGTATCCGGATCTATTTTTAATTGTTTAATTAACTCTCGCATTGTTGGTGGAATTATTTGATATTTACCAACAGCAAACAATCGATCTGGATCATCTCTTTTTAAATCACCTCTCCTTAAATATTCAGTTATTGTCATTTTACTGAAATCTATGGGTTTATCTGATGGTATCATTTTATTACCAACAGTACCTTTATTGTATGCATTATAACCAGCTTTACCACTCTCATACTTTGAAATGTTTGCTGCTAAAGATTCTTTACCAATTAATGCAGCTGTACCAGCAACGATAGCGCCACCTAAAATTGCTGCACCACTTACAACTTTTCCTGCTGTTGGTGGTTTAGGTGTAGGCGCTGGTGTTGGAGTGGGTTTTGGTGCCGGTGGTTTTGGTGCTGGCGCAGGTGCTGGTGCCGCTGTTGGCTTTGGTGCCGTTGGTGCTGGTGTAGGTGCTGCGGTAGGTTTTGGTGCCGTTGGTGGTGTTACGCCAGTTATTTCATCAGTTTTCTTTTTCTCTTTACTGATTTTTTTGTTTGCATCATCAAGTTTTTTTGTTTCTTTTCTTGATGGTTTGGCTTTTTTTCTCGATGTTAAAGCTTCAATGATAGCTTGATTTCTACGATTTTCTTCCGATTCTATTTCTTCTTGTTTGCTTTGTCTTTCTTGTAATTCTAATTTTCTATCGTTTTCAATTTTAGCCAATAGATCATAAATTTGGCCAAGATATTGAGCAACATCACCAGACCCCTGTAAGGAAGAACCTTTCAGACCCGAAAAAGCACGTTCTTTTTTACCAGTAAAAAAACCAATATCTCGTTTACTTCTTTTGGTCATGGCACCAAGCAAAGCGGGAGCAAATTTAGAACCACCAGTTACAACTCTGGCAA